AGGCATGAAAACATGAGCCGCGAGGACAGTCATAGGGCAGAGCGAACCCTTCTTAGTCTCAAGTACGGATACCCATTCAAATGAAGCGAGGCACAGTTAGGCGTGAGAAGCGCAAGTCCAAGCCTAAGACTAAGACCTCGGCTCAGTTAAAACAAGAGTGCTACAAAGCTGTACAAAAATTAGCCAGATTGGCAGCATCGGACGACAACGGATACTGTTCTTGTGTGTCCTGCGGAGTGACTAAGCATTACAAAGATATGCAAGGCGGTCATTTCATCCCGAAAGGCAACTCTTCTTACTGGGCGTTAGAGATAGAAAACGTCCACCCTCAGTGTCCTGCGTGTAATATGTGGGGCATGCGACACGGTTCAGCAGCGCAGGAATATACTCTGTTCATGGAGGATATGTACGGTCGCCCCTTTGTGGAGGAGATGATCGCGAAGAAGTCCACCCCCGTGAAGAGGTACAAGGCAGACTACGAGGAGCTTCTTGCGGAGTTCCAAAAGCTCATTGACTACCACGAGAAGAGGATTGCATGAACTTCTACAGCTTTCTTAAGACGCTATCGGACACTCACGGAAATGCTAGGAAGGATTTGCACAATCCCATTAAAGAGCAGCCTGCATTAATTAAAGACCAAGACCCTATGGGTATGATGGGCGAAATGTATCTTGCTCTACTCTTAGGGCATTCTGTTGACCTCGAGCAGAAGATAGAAGGAGATGGAGGCTTTGACTTTACCATTCCGTTAAACTTCACCGTTGACGTAAAGACCACTGATAAAACGCCAAGAGCAAACAATCTTTTGGTAGAGAGAGGCAAGGTCAGGGCTGACATCTATGTCGCTGCTATGCACGAGAATGGCATGATTGATTTCTTGGGATGGGCTATGAAGTCAGAGGTTCTTGCTGCGCCAACCAAAGATTTTGGTAGAGGTTTAACTAACCATTACATAGACCTGAAAGACCTACGTCCAATGAGCGACTTGTACGCAAGGAAATACAGATGAAGTCTATATACATAAAATAAGAGGGTCTGCTAATGGATGAAGAGCTAGTATTTGTCTTTCAGATGATGAGTCTTGACGAGCTAGACGACTGGGTTAATGAGTTCGTCACCGAGTCAGAGGGCAGGGACAGGGATGCTATCTGTACTATGACCTTCGCGATGGAGTCTATGTACTCCTTCATCGCAGACAGCGAGGAAAGAATGAACGAGTACAAGATATTTAAGTCACAGTTTAACCCCGAGCAGGAGTTGTTACATTGAAGTCAACCGACTACCAAGTGGCAGGCGACCACTACAAGAAGCTAAAGATTCAACCTGTGGAATACATCCTTGCTAATCAGCTAGGGTTCTGCGAAGGTGCTATTGTGAAGTACATCTCTCGATGGAGAGACAAGGGTGGAGTTGAGGACTTGCGGAAGATCAAGCAGTTCTGCGAGTTCCTGATAGAAGAGGAGTTAAAGAACAAGCCCCTCCCCACGATGGAGGAGAGGCGTTTGCCGAGGACTTAGTTATTCCGCTGCTTGTCTTAGCGAATTAAACGCAGCCGGGTCTATAGACCTTAGCCTTTCTAGCTTTCCTTCACTATAAAGCTTTCTAAACATTGCTGCTTTTGCCGCAGGAGTTCCAATTCTGGCCGTTGTAAGCTGTTCGTTTAATGAAGCTGACGATGCTTCTTCAGCTACTACCCCTATCTGAGTTGCTTTTCTTAGCGCTTCTGCCGCAGGTGTGATTTTCTTTATTCCCTGAGATGCTGCCTGCTGCAACGAGGTCTGCCCTGCTACAACCCTTTGAAAACTAGGCGTAGCCGCTAAAGCACCAAATGCAGCGATACTAGCCACATCTGAGTAACCAGTAAACAGTCCTGTGACAATTCCTGTAGAAGTAAGATTAGAAATATTGTCGTTGTTTGGAAGCGTATTTTGTATAGCTTGTAGTTGGGATTTTTTGTCATCAAGATTTTTCTTTAACAGATTTAAAGACCTTATCTCATCCTGACTAGCCCTTCTCGCCGCCATAGTTTGTTGTTTTAACAGCTCTACTTCTTGAGTTGCAAGAGCGGCTTCCTTAGCTTTAAGCGTTAGGCTAGAAAAGTTTTTTGTCAAATCTTTTGCTTTGTTCAGGTCTTCGTCTATTCTTCCCCTTAATGCAGCAAATGAATCTGCCTCTTTCTGAAAAACAGCCTTACCTTTAGAAAGGTCTTTTCTTGAGTTCTTGTATAAAGAGTTCATCCAGTCTTGAGGTGTAAATGTGCCTTTCTTGCCTATTTGTTTAGAAGATGCAGCAATTGAGTCTGAAAGATTTAAAAAAGTTTTGTAAGCGGTTTTGTCTGCCTGAAATTTTGCTAGGTTTGCAGGAGTCAACTGATCCGTGATTGTGTCTTCTATTTCTCCTAAAACTTTTCTCATAGCAAACCCTCTTACCGCGCTTTCTCCTCCTTGCTGAGATAAGCTATATGCGCTACGCGAGATTGTATTCCTCAAATCAGACAGCTTTTCACCGCTAATTCTTCCATTTACAACATTGCTAGAAACAAAGTCATTAATAATTTCAGGAATTTTGGCTTTGCTTACTCCGTAAAGTTGAGCTATATCCGAAAGCTCATCACCTGCATTTATGTTGATCTTGTTTGCAAGAGACTCAGGAGATATTCTAAAGGTTCGATTCTTTAGCACCTCAAACCCTCTTTTCGTCCAAGACTCAGAGAGAATGTTATTAACATCTTGCATGGTGTTTTCAGGATTTAATACTTTAGCTTTTTCTGAAACCCTAATTGAAGATGGTAGAGATGCCTCTGATACATCTCTCCTAAACCCTGCTTCAGCATCGCTATAGTATTTTTCTAGCTTTTGCATTCTTGCTGTCAAGTTAGCTTGACGATTAATGTTTGCCTGAATTAAGGCTTGTTCCTCAGCCTCAGAAACTCCGGCAGCAATTTTTTTCTGCGCATTTTCGTGCAGATTTTTAAGAGAGTTTGTTTGCGCATCAAGAAATCTTGCTGTTGCGGATTGTTCGCGAGTTACTATTTTTTCAGTTATATTTTCTATATCTTGTTTTAATGGCGAGGCAATTCGATCTGTTTGGTTTTTGAGTAAAGTTCTAGCTATAGGCAAATTTCCAATGACAGAGCTATAAATCTTTCCCGCCTTCCCGTCAGAGTCAACAACATTCAAAGGAATAAAATCATCTCCCTTGCCTAAGTCTTCTGTTACTCTTCTTGCAGTAGATGCTTGCGCCGCTTTGCCTATTCCTTTCATAGCAGCTCCAGTTGCCATGCTTAGCAAAGCGCCTTCTAAAGCTGCGTCAAGGTTGTCTTCTCCCCTCTCAGCAAATCCTACTCCCGCCAAAGCTCCTTGCGCCGCCATTTCAGCGCCACCTCTTGCAACAGAAGAGATAGTTGGAGCTTTAGCAGCAACAGAAGCTCCTGCGTCTACAACTCTAGCTATCTCTGTAGGTAATCCAGTCAAGCTTTTAGAAACAGGTAAAGCTCGTGAAAGCCCTTTTCCTGCCAAACCAATTCCTCGAGCAAGCGAGCCTGTTAATGACACTGGGGCGGTCAAAAGGCCTCCAACAATATTTAAGCCTATTGCTGCGCCTTTGTTGTTCGCCTCATAAGCTGTTCTTTCTGACTCTAACCTGTCAACAATATTTGAATAAGAGCTAGAATAGCTTTCGCTCTTACCTAAAGCTGTCTGAAGACCTGCGCCAACCGCCGCTGCAATTTCGTCAGAAAAACCAAAAGTAGCCCCATCTATAACCATTCTCGCGACCATTGCAGGGTCTTCATACCAAGATTGTTCTGAGATTTCATCTTTATTTAAAAGAGGGGCTAACCCTTCCGGGGCTTTTCTTGACTGTTGCGAGGCGGCAAGCGCGTCTAATTTCGCAGAAAGCTCTGCGTTAGCTATTTTGTCAGCCATATTAAAACCTATAAGTTTTTAATTATGATGGTGTTTTGATCTTTAGGCGCAACCCATTCGTCTGTTTTTATATCTTTAACCCAAATTTCGCCATTTTCTGTTTGAACCACCCTGCCCTCATAGAACGGGCTAGACAAATCAACAACAATTGGAAGCCCAAGCTCAGCGTTTAGAATGTTTTGATAGTGCATTTCTACAGCTTGAAGATTTTGTCTTAAGATTTCTGGACTCAAATTAGGATCAAGAGAAGCAATGCTTGACTCCAACAAACTAAGCTCTATGTTTGAAACATTACCTAAAGCTCCGCCTGTTTTTGATTCGTCTCGCATTTTTTGCAACCTATCAAAAGCAACATTTGCCTTAATTGTAGAAATTGCTCCTTCTAAATCAATTCTTGACTGCATAACTCCTGCTTGGACGGTTGGCAAATTCGCGGTAAACGCTTTTGCCATATTTGATGCTCGTCCCGCAGCCAAAACAGAATCATCAATAATTGCTAAGGATTTAGCTGTTTCTGATTTAATTACATTAAATTCTTGTACAGCCTTTCCTCTTAAAGAATTATATTCCTCGTTTGTTTCCTTGTTTGGGTCTAATGATTCATCAGAACTTGCTGTTCCTTGTGATAGCAAGTCTCTTGCAGAAACATTAAAAGCAACACCGCCGTCTTTGTTTAGACCTACAATTCTTTTATCGTTTCCTTCTCCAACCTCCATAATTCTTTCTGGCGGTACTTCGTCAGAAGAAATAATATCTCCAGTATTTCTATTAAATATTTCTGTATTGCTTAGCCTTACATAATTTTCAGAAGTAGCAACTTTGTTCCTTGCGTCTGCCCTAGCATTTGCTTGATCTACGGTAATACTGTTGCTTTCAACTTGAGAGGCAAGGTCATCAAAACCTTCAGCCCTAAATTGATCGGCAATTTCAGGAAGCGCCGCTTGCGATCTTTCTCTAATTTCTTGCTCAGCTCGTCCTGATTCAACATCAATTTCTGCTGCTTGCATTTTAAGATCGTCAATTCTTCGCTGTCTTTCAAGATTGCTTTGTTCAACTCGTTTCTGAGCCGCCATCTGACGCAAAGACGCAGCACGAACAGGATCGATAGACTGCAAAGCCTGAGCAGCTTGTAATAGGCTGTCAGGATTCTCAGGGTCTAAGTCCTTAAGTTGTTCAGCCATCTTCTCCCCGGTAGTTCGAGGATCAATGCCAATCATAGGCTGCACTGCCCTGCGGAGGTCTTCCTGACGCTGTACGCCAAGCTGACCTGCCACCTGAGCAAGAGGGGCTAACGCTGCTGCACGACCGCGAAGGCCTGATGACAAGAGTTGTCCTTGCACCATACCCTGTTGGAGTAGTTTTTGTTGACGCTGCTCAGGAGTATCAATGATGTCCGCGAACAGACTGTTAATATCTATAGGCATTGGTTAACTCCCTAAGTTAAATATATTTTGAGCAGCGCCCGCCATATTAAATGGGTCAGTGTTCATTGCGTTTTCAAAAGTTCTAGGATCATAAAACCTAAAGTTAGAGTTTGCAGCAGAAGATGAAGATTGCTGCTCAGCCTGTTGCTCGCCCTTCAACAAGTCAAACAGCCCTTGGAACTGCTGCTGACGTAGAGCGTTGGCTAGTGCTGCGTAGCCCAACTGAGATTCTAGTGTAGATTCTGCCAACTGAGTACCCAAGCCTAGACCTGAAGACTGTAGCGCAGAGGCTATCCTTGAGGCTTCTAGTTGTGGCTCGAGTGTCGCGAGTAGCTGCTGTTGTGGAGCGTAGCCTGTAGGTATAGCTTGCAGTCCTAGCTGACCCAAGAGTCCTAGCCTTTCTCGTGTCTCACCCAAACCCGCGAGAGTCTGCTGTGATTGTAAAGCCTGCTCCTGACGAGCCTGTTCCATCGCACTAACACCAAGACCTGCCTGCTGCTCTGCGATAGCCTTTTCTAGCGCCAACTGCTCAGGCGTACCGCCAAACATAGCAGTCCTAACACCTAGCCTACCTTGACCTGCTAAACGCTCTTCTAGCCCCAACCTTGCACGTTCCTGCTCGGGTGTCATGGTAGCTTGTAGGCGACTAAAGATGTCCTGCTCGCGAGCCGCTCTTTGAGAGGGGTCTTGCGTCAGCATGCCTATAACATTGGCCTGCTCTTCAGCCCTTGCCGCAGGGTCGCCCAACATGCCAAAGGCTTGCGTACCAAAACCTAAGAGGTTTTCTTGTAACTGCTGCTCAGTACCACTCAGGGCTGTGCCTAAGCCTCTCTCGCTCATGGTAGCCCTAGCACCTGTAGGTGTAGTCACCGTGAAAGGCTTGAACTCTGACTGACGCTGTATCTCGCCTAAGATACCACCCTCGTATTGAGGGACAGTAGGCTGACCGAAGACCGCAGCGACATCCCTTTCACCGAGCTTCTCGATGTCAGAGATAATCTTCTGCTGTGCGGCTGCACCGCCAATGCCTGCTAAAAGATTCCCTGTTGAGCTTCCGGGAATGCCTTTTAGATACTCCATCAATTCTTCCATTAGTA